CGACGCGCGCCGACCCACGAGCCTCGACGTGCGACGACCCCCAAGCCACGACGTGCGACGACTCCCAAGCCTCGACGTGCGACGACTCCCAAGCCACGACGTGCGACGACCCCCAAGCCACGACGTGCGACGACCCCCAAGCCACGACGTGCGACGACTCCCGAGCCTCGACGTATTGAGCGCCTTGAATTTTGAACCAACCATTGCCAACCAGAATCGGCAGGTCTTTGGCTTCAAGTGCGGCATCGCATTCGGCTTGCGTCTTGCAATTCACTCGGTTGTTCATAGCTGCTCCTCACGCAATTGCCAGGTTTTCTTCGCTCCGCGAATCCCGCCTTTTGGTTTGAGAGCCCATCCGTGCAAATAGACCGTTCCACCAGCGGCTTTCCAAACTTGCAATTCAGGAATTCCAGCCAGCTTCTCTTTGTGGTCCTTCCATCGCGCCATCGGGAAAGTCTGAATCAGGGCAATCTGACCTGGAGTCTGAACCCAGCCCAATGCAGTTTCAAAATCTTTCGGAACAAAGCAAGCCAGAATATCCGCAAATCCCCAAACATCTTTGCGTACTCCAAACTTCATGTTGCCTCGCGGCGGTATCCACTTCTCGACAATGGCACACTGCCAGCCATTCTTTTCTAGATAGCGCAAACTTCGTTGTGTGGCCAGCGTCTTAGCCATTCGCTCACCGCGAAGAAAGGTATTCAGACAGACTCATCAAGAGAATCGAGAGCACCGTGGCAAAGACCACGAAGATCCCGAGCACCAGGCGCCCCGTAATGACAATTGGCCGCCTAGGACGCAGCACAGGCACAAGGACAGAGCCGCTCCCCGAGCAGACATAGCACAGCACATCCGTATCAATGAATCCCTCGCCGCGGCAGACGGCGCAAACAACAGCCCGGCAGTCAGATGCCTGAGCGATAAGGTCGTCCGCTGTCAGTTGTTTTCTGTTAGCCATTGACCATATTCTTTCTCCTCTTGTTTCTGCGATGGCCGGCAAGAAATTAAGTCTCGCTTGGAGCTCTGGCAGATTCGCAGAGCATACGGCGCATCTTATCGGCCATCGTCAGGCAGAGCCAAACTCTGCTACGGACAAGGGAACCCCTGTCCGTTTCGGCCTAATTGCGTCGCGTGTTATCGCAGATTGAGTCCAGGAGAGAACTCCCCGTGCTGGCTGGAATGTAGCTTGGAAGTTTCGCAGATTCCTGAAGGATAACTTCCAAAGCGTTTTCTTTCAGCATGCAGCCAGAGCCAAACGTGCTCGAATCCGCGCGTGCCAAGAGAACGTTTCCGCCGTGATTCTTTGCTGTGCGAAGATGATCGGTATATTCGGTAACAGCATTGAGCAAGTTATACCCCGTTCCGCGAATTTCCGGAAATGCGTTATTGTCGTTTCGCTCATACAGACGTAGGACATCGGCCAAAATGTTCTCACGGCGTGTGGTATTCGCTTCTTTGTCTTTAGACTCAGGGAAGATGCGGTCAAGGATAGACTTCATTGATTCCCGCGTCATTTTGACTTGCGCAAGCTTCACAAGCTTGTCTTTTAGACTCGAAACGTTTGCGCCTATACCTTTCATCAATTCGGCCGCGCGTACCATACGGTCTTGCGCATTGCGCGTATGCTTGACACGCACAAACTGTCCCGCAGAGCCGATTGCCTGAGATAGAGTATTCTGGCAAACGACACGCACAGTAGTAAGTTTGCAGACAGCGCTCGCAGAGCCATCATGCGAAGTAGTGAACATCAAATACGTTTCGGTCTTGTCTCCGGGAACAGGTTCAAAGTCAAACGGTACTTTTGCAGAGCACCAAATGCGCTCGCCATTGCCCAGCGCTCCGGCAGAGTCATAGTGCGCGCCGTCTGTAGCTTCCATGAGAACATCAACGAATTCAAACGCATCTTTATTCTGTATGGGAGTGTAGCGCTCGCCTACGGCGCCAAGAAACTGGCCGTCGTCTGTTCTGAAAACTCCCCATGCTGCTACTTCTGCAAGAGTAGTGCCCGGCAGAGCTCCCATCAATTGATGCTTTGAAACTGGCCAGTCAAGATCGGCAAGCTTCATTGCCTCTTGCCAAGACACCGCACCTGGAGTCCTTTGTCCTAGTTTGTGCCAAGCGGAGTCTCTGTCTCCCGTGCAGAACATTGCAGTACTACCGTTTCGATTCATTAAATTGTGCGCCATTGTGTTTCCTTTCGAGTTTGTCTCCCCTGGAAGGGAGTAGATTGCGAAGACTTTCATCAATCGCACGGCGGATTAGTTCAGCAATAGGCGCGCCAGTCTCTTGAGACCGTGCACGCAGAGCGCTGAACTGTTCATCCGTAAGACTGAGAGTAGTGCGACGCATGCAATCAAGTTATGGCGATTGATAGCACAATGCAAGGTTCAATTTATCGTAGTACTGCGGTACTAGGACGGCGTGATACAGAGAACAGAAGAGACCGGCCGCACTTGCGCTCGAGCTCGAGAACAGGTAACAATCGAGCCATGAAGCAAGTACAAGCCACACCAAAGCGTAAGGGAGTCTCCCCTGAGCGCATGAGAGAAATATCCAAAAAGACTCAATGGCCAAAAGGAAAGAGTGGGAACCCGGCCGGCCGCTTTCCAGATAAGGCCGTAAGTGAAGGTCTAAAGACCTTTTACTATGAGAATCCAGCAGAGTTCAAAAGGTTCATCAATGCAGCACATAGACGTTCCACTGGAAAGAACCCTTCTGCGAAGTTTTGGGAGTTAATTGCAGACCGTATCGAAGGGAAAGTTTCGCAGCAAGTGGACGTGCGCGCGCTTGTAGTTCATCTTGCAAGCGAATCTGAAAAGAAAACAGCGCAAGCAACAATTGAATCAATTCGCGCATTTGAATCTAGTTCAAGTGAAGCGATTGCCGGCGAGCTCGCAGAAGAAAGTAAGGATAACGACTAAGTACCAGGACTATAGCACTGCACAATAGTAGTGCAACATTGAGAAAAGGCCAGTAAATACGCTACATTCTAGTAAACACACTATACCTTATCGGACTCGCGTCATTATCCACACGCATTGAATCAAGATAGATTGAGAACGGCGCGCGGCCGCCGAGCTCGCAGACTGGCAAACGATTGGCGAGCGAATGGCAAAGCATGCTTTTTGGTGCACCAGGACTATGCTTTGGCCCCGGAGGGGGTATTTCGCTGCCAGGGATTTGATTGGGGTTCGGGAGCCTCACGCTATAATTTTTTGTTGTAAAAGTCGCGGTTGACATTCATACACACAAATGATAATAAACACACATGGCGCTCTCGAAACGTCTGACCATCCTGCTGACGCCTGCGGAACACGACGAGTTGAAGCGGCGCGCGGGGTTGGTTCCGGTGAGTACGTGGATACGGCATCAAGTTTTGGGGATAGAGAATGCGAGTAACGGTGAAAATTTGCGGCGAACCCCAGGTGTTTCTGTGGTTCAAGGGGGCACTGCTGCGGATGAGCGACGCGGACGAACTCGGCCACGATCTACCATGCGAAAAATTGCAGACATCGCGCACGAAGACACCAGAAAAACTTTGGAGTCTGCTCAAGTTGGAGTTGGATCTTCCGCGGAATTGACTTGCGGACATCCACCGTATCCTGGAGCTCCGGGGAAGTGCAAGAAGTGGGGATGTGCAAATTACTTTTATTCGAGGTGAGTTATGCCGAAGGGGCAAGTAGGACAATTCGAGCAGACGAAACGGGATTACAAGCCACTAGAGACGCATACAGCGGAATCGAAGTGGCAGTTTTGCAACTGTACAACGTGCCAGGATCACCGGTTCTTTCTGGACTCGCGTTCGCCTGACCCGATTGACTACACAAAATTCCGGCTGAAGGGCGAGAACTACTGATGAGGCTGCTGGACCTATTTTGCGGGCGCTGGGGCTGGTCGAGGGCGTTTGCTGCGCGAGGGTGGGAGTGCGTAGGCGTGGATATAGCAGCACCAGAGGATATTCCTGACAGGTGCTTTTTCCGTCAGGATGACGTGTGCGAACTACCTATGAGTTTTATCAAAGAGGGCGGATTTACTTTCATTGTGGCCAGCCCTCCTTGCCAGGAGTTCGCTGTTCATGGCATGAAGCATTTCCATCCAAACCCACCCTACCCGGAGATTGGAATTCACTTGTTCAATCAGACGCGTGCCATGTGCGAGGCCAGCGGCATCCCTTACGTGATGGAGAACGTTCGCGCAGCGGAACAATTTGTCGGGCGGGCAGTTTTCGCTTGTGGCCCCTTCGCACTGTGGGGAACCGGCGTCCCAATCCTGTTCCCTAAGGGCATCACAAAAGCAATCACGGTAGCAGCACAAGGAGATTTGCGCGGAGCGGAGAGAAAATTACCGGCAGCAGAAAAGCGTCGTATTCGCCTTGAGCGTGGAGGGGATTTGTACCGCATGAGCAGCAAACAAAGAGCAGCGCTTTCCGCTAAAATCCTGCCCGAGTTGGCAAATTGCGTATGTGATCATGCCGAGTGGTTGCTGGAGCAGAGGAAGTCGGCGTGAGTGTCGGAGCAGGACTGGCGATCGGTCTTTCAGTGCTGGGGTTCTTTCTGGCGCTTGGCCTTGCGCACTTCGGGGAGCACATGGAGAGGCATTTCACTTTGAAAACCGACCGCAGGAATTACGAAGACAAGCTGCCTCCAGAGGCTAGGCCATGAATTTACTCGAAAAAATCATGTCCATCCTCAATTTCGAGGACTGGAAGAAAGCTTCTGACCTCCCTGGCTGGGCGCACCGGCCTACCAGAATGAAACACTTGCGGCGTCCGCACTCCTCTTCGCGTATTCGTGGCTCGGGGGCGCAGTGCATGACGATCGAGGAGTATGACGACAAGGACGAACGCAATGCGCGCTTTGCCGCGCTTCGCGCGCAGGGTACGCGGCATGTCAGCAAGTTCTCAACGGTTCGCAACGATGGCCTTGACGATACTGGCCGGATGAAATCCAAGAGCGTGTGGTGCGTGGTGAGGCCATGAGAGCTCTGTGCTGCTATCTGGTTTGCTCCATCACGCGGCTCTGGTATACGCCTTTCTGGTGCCGTTGTCCTGAGTGCCGGGCGGAGAGAATGCGATGAAAGAACTCTGGGACAAACTCAACAAGCAGAAGCGTTACGCTCTCTTAGTCAAAGCATATCCGGCGCGCCCCTGGGAGATTCACAACCTCGAAGCCAAACTGAAATGGGACAAGCTGCTGCCTTCGACGCAGAAAGAATTGGAACGGTTGGTGGTTTACAAGGAGAAGACATGAAACCAAGTATCGGAAGAATCGTGATCTACAATCACCCCGGTTCGGCTGACGGGACCTATCCTGCCCAGAAATCCCCTGCGATCATCCAGAACGTAGCCGCGGACGGTACCTGCCGCCTGTTCGTGTTTGGACCGAAAGGCCAGCACATGGACGAAGGACTCACGCAGGGAGACGGTCCTTGCCAGTGGAATTGGCCGGAGCGCATTGGATGAGCGATTGCCAGCATGAAGACTTCCAGGCCAACGTTGGCGTGCATCGGCTTACGCGCGGAGATGACGGTCCAGTCTATGCCTGGATAGCCGATGTGGAAGTGAAATGCTCGCAATGCGGACTACCATTCGAGTTTCCGGGCCTTGCAAATGGAATCAGTTCGACCGAAGCGCGGGTGAGCATCAACGGGCAAAAGATGAGTGTCCCACTGAAGCCAGCCGACAAGCAGCACTTCGAGTTCTTTCCTGGGTTCGATGTGAGGCAAACCGCATGAGCGCAGCAGACCTCGAAGCCGTCTATCAGGAATTGCGCTTCGGGCGAACCGAGTCGGTTTGTTTGTACCTGGATGGCTCGACACTGAAAAGTGTGTCGAAGTATCTCGAGCATCCGGTCGATGAGACAACGGACGGCAAGCCGATTCTTGACGGCGAGTTGTACATGGTCTCGGAAATTGGCACATGGAGAATAGAATGAAGTACATCGCCAACCCTATAAAAGTGGAAGCCTTCAAGATTGCAGAGGTCTATCCGGTCGCTGACCAGGGCGGAGGCTTTCAAGTCCTAAAACTAGAAGACGGAAACTTGGTGCAGGCTGACAAAGGGATGCTGGCTCGCATGTCTCCGCAAACCGGTGATTATTGGGTGGTCCAGTCTGACGGGTATGTGTACCTCAACCCCAAAGATGTTTTTGAGCGGAAATACCGTCAAGACCCGCCAGAGTCGGAAATCCTAACCGTTGCTTTCGGTCGCGTGAATCTTCTCCCTGACGGAGAAATCGAATTGGTTGAACTAACAAAGGGCGGCCAGCGTATCGGCCTTACGCGCGAGCAGGCCAGAAGCCTCTCAAATCAGATTGCGGCTCGCCTTGCATGACTCACACCGTCACCATCGACTTTGACGATAAGTTCGTCCGCAAGTGGTATGCGCAATGCAGTTGCGGCTGGGTCGGCACCGGAGCCACGGAAAAAGAAGTCCAGGGGTACGTAAGGGCGCATCACGAGCAGGTCAAGGAACGGGAAGAACGGAACTCTACGAAATGAGCATGACTCTACACGTTCATACTTTCCAGTTCATGGGCTTGGTCTACGGATATGACCAGCATCCATTGGCCGGCAGCAGTGCGAGAGCCCGCTATTATGAGGATAAGTTCTTCTGCACGACCTGTCTCGAAATCCGCTACGTGGACAAGCGGTACCACGGGAACTCGTACAATACTTTAATTGAAGGCGCTGCTCCAAAAGAAAGCGTCCTGGAAAGATGAGCAAGAAACAAGAGACGATCCACGTCAGGCTTCAGCGCGACGTGCTCGACCAGCTCCATGCGCTGATCCGGTCGCGGCCCGGGGCCACGAGAAGCGACATTATAAGGACCGCCCTGTTGATCTATTTTGAGAGCATCAAGGCCCCTCCGCCAGCCAAGTTAGAGGAAAGCCCGAGCGGAGAGGATTTGTTGAGGAGCCTTAGCCGATGAAAAACGTTGAACCGGGAAGTCCTGAGTGGCATGCGCTCATCGCACAAGGATCTGTTCAGCCAATCTCCGCACCGCCAGAAGCCAACGTTCTTAAAGTCGGCCCTCTCGAACTTGAGGCTTTCCACGACTACTTGGTAATTTTGCGAGACGAGTTTCGTTCCGGCTACGAATGTACTGCCTGCGAGGGCGAGGGGGAAAACCGCTGCCCATCGTGTCTCGGCGCCGGCAGGAGCCTAGTTACCACGGGCGCGCGCTGTTCCATGTGCTCCGGCCGCGGAAAGGTTGTCTGCGAGGATTGCAAGGGCAAGGGTGTAGTCAAAGGCGGCATCCACATCCCGGACAACAAGCAGAACGAGCCTACTACCGGGACGATTGTTTCCTGCGGGCCGGACGTGAAACTGCTAGCAAACGGACAGTCCGTCATGTTTCCAAGCTATGCCGGACATCAACTGGAACTCGGCGGGGAAGATCCCGCGACGGGAGAAGAAAAGAAATATCTGGTAGTCATCTGCCACGAGACCGAAGTAATCTGCAAGGTGTCAGGGCACTTGGAACTCCGGCGCCTCAAGAAGAAAGTGGCGGCTAGCACAACCGCATGAGTGACAAACCAAAACAAGCTTTCCTTCGGGAAGTCGTGGACGCTTCAAAGAAAGTCGAACGCGATATCTGGCAGGCTCGCATCGCTGAAGCTCTTGATTATGCTTCGCGCTACGGGACAATCGACGGGGCCCACCACAAAACTTGGGTGATAGACCAAATGGTGCGCGTACTTGTTGGATGGCGGGATTACGAGGATTGGGTTGCGAAGCATGAAGGATGGCAAGAAGGGATTGCTCCTTGAAATGGGAACTCCTCCCGCTACACTTTGACGACGATAAGAAGTACCGGACGGCCGTTAGACTGAATTCCCTCGCCAGTCACTTCTTCTTCACCCGTCACACCTTGAAACGTCATCGCCTCGCACGCTTCCATTACGAGTGTATGAGCATGTCGCTCGAACGAGACAACGTGCAGTTGGGCCTTGAATGCCCGCGGCGGCATTTTAAGTCCACCTGCGTAACCGAAGCCTATGCGATCTGGCGAGCGCTTCCTTTCACGGTCCACGACGAACTCCTAATGCTCGCGGCCGGGATGGATGACGCCTACATTGCCTGGATGAAGCGGGTTCACAATCAGAACATCCGCATCCTGATTGTCACCGAGACTGGCGACAATGCGGCCATCATGGCCAAGAACGTGGACAACCACTATCAAAACAATTCTCTTTTTCGGGCAGCGTTTACGGACATCCTTCCCGGTCCTGAAGCTACCTGGAATGAAAAAGGGAAATACCAAAAACGCACGATGGACCGCGCGGAGGCTACCTTTACCTACCGTGGTGTCGGACAAGCGATCCAGTCGCAGCACTTTGACTTGATTATTGAAGACGACCTGGTAGGCCGCGACGCGCTGAAGTCTGAAGTGGTCATGCAGGACACCATCGACTATCACTGTTTGCTTACCGGAGTCTACGACACCGAGCCGCAGGAAGACGAACTCGGAAACAAAATCTCCGTCGCAGACAAGATTGACGAAGAGTTGATCGTCGGAAACCGCTGGAGCCATGACGACTTGAATAGCTGGATTCGCGTTCACGAACCGGCCTTCAAGTGGGAAACGCACGATGCCGAAGGTGGTTGCTGCCGGAAACATCCACAGCACGGCGTGCCGATTTTTCCTGAAGAATGGACGATGGCCAAGCTTGCGCGCTACCGCACTCGCCTCGGACCCTACAACTACTCGCACCAAATGCGTAATGTCTCCATGCTTCCGGAGGAGCAGATATTCAAGCCTGAATGGCTGAAATACTTTCGCTACCAAGCCAGCCGTCCGGATTTGCCGCTCGAAGACCTCAGAAATGTTTTGATGATCCAGCACGAAGTACAGGGCGGTGAAACGATTCCAGACATTGAAGCCGGTTCACTTTCTCTCAGAATGCTTGTGGACCTCGCGCATAACAAGAAAAAGAAGCGCGCCAACCACGTCATCCTGATTGTCGGCTATGACGCTAAAACGCAGCGTATCTACATTTGCGAAGTGTGGGCCAAAGCGACCGGGTACGGAGAGTTGGTGGACAAATTCTATGAACTTGCAGAAAAGTGGGGGTTAAGGTCAGCGTACATGGAACTGGTTGCGGCGCAGAACCTTATGCAGTTTTACATTCAGGACAGAAACGACCGCGCGAAGTGGCCTGTACATGTTATAGAACTGCCTTACGACAATTCCGCAAACGCCAAGAAGAACAGGATTGAAGCCACTGAACCTCTCTTCAGAAACTTCAATGTGTTCTGCCATCGCAGCCAGGATGCTTTCATTTCTGAATTTTTAGCTTATCCAGCATCGGCTACGGTCGATGTCTTGGACACGTTCGGATACGTCCCTCAAACTCTGGATTCCACTTCAAACAACGATGTCATTTCCTTCCTTCAGAAACAAAACCAAACTTTCCGGCAGAGGCACGCGAGCGTCACTGGCTGGTAATCTGATAGGGTATTCGGTATACTACGGCAATGGCGTTGAGGGAAGAACCTTACGATACTTCAAGGCGCACGACATTGTCGGACCTGCCGCAATAGAAGGAATAGGGCGTATTACAAGAGCAAAGGGAGATTTAGGCAGAGAGAACTAAGGGCGTCGGTCTAAATTTGTGCTACTCTCGCCACTGTGAGTACTGTACCCCCGATTCCGGAGCCTGCTGTCCCCAAGGCTCTCCCGCTACCTTCCAAAGACCTGACACCAACTAAAATCAGTTTCCGGCGCTCACGCAGCTTCGAGTTGCACGACACCAAGTTCAGCGCCGAAGTTCAGGAAGCCATCAAGAAGTGGGTCCATGAAAAGATTCGTGTCTACAAAAAGCAACTGGAGCGCCTCAATAAGCACGAGATTCCGCGCTTCAGAGACATTGCGGACGGCCAGCCCAAGGAACGAGAGAAATCGTTCCCCTTTGAAGGATGTAGCAACCTGGTTGTCCAACTCGTTGGACAGACGATTGACGACATTGCCGCTCGCGTTATGGCCATCGTCTACCTCACTTCGCCTATCGCCATCTACCGCTGGCTCGAAAAGGCTCCTGACTCGCAAGCCGCGCAACACAACCTCAACAAGTGCCGGTCGCTTGAAACTTTTTTCGACTATGTAGCTTACGAGCCAACAGAACTGGACCTCTACCGCATCGAGAATATCTGGTTTGCGGATTCTTCCCGGCTAGGCACGGCTTTTGTCAAGGTGCGTCCCGAAGTAAAGATCGAAGCGGAGTATGTCGGCTACGACGCGGAAGCCAAGAAAACCGAGATGAAAGAGACGGTGATGTACCGCGGGCCGAAAGTGGTCAATCTCGAGCATGAAGACGTGGGCTGCGATCCCAAAGTGGATACGCTTGATGAATCGAAAGTTGTCTACCACGTACTGTCTCTCGACCGCAGAGATTTTGTCGAACGCGTCGCCGACAAGATGTACCCGCAAGAGCAAGTGGATAAGATCCTCGCGCATCCCGACCGCTACGGAGCGAGCGAAATCAAGAAGCGCGCACAGCGGAAAGAAGGTATCGACCCAGCAGAAGAAACTTCGATGGCTGAGTGGGATGTCCATGAATGCTATTTCAGTTGGTTCCACAACGATGTGAAGTACCGGCTCATCATGTGGTATCACTTCGAAACTAAAACCGTTCTGCGCCTAGTGTTCAATTTCATTCCGCACAATCAGTTGCCGATTGTCAAAACAAAGTTGAGCAACGACCGCAAAGGCCAGTTTGGCAAAGGCTATGCCTGGATGCTCGATCACTACCAGGAAGAGTTGAGCACCACCAAGAATCAGCGGCACGATGCTACCGCCTTCGGCATCCTGGGCATGAACCGCATCGACCCATCGAACAAGAATATCGACCGGAACTTTCAAGTCTATCCCGGAGCCGCCGCACCATTCCGGCAAGGCGAGTTCGAGCACATCTCGATTGGCGAGCCCAACATGTCGAGTGTGTCGATCGAGAATGAACAGATGATCCAGCGGCAAGCACAAGACCGCGCCGGCGTAGGACCCGCCGTAGCCGGCATGGGCGCCGGAAGCGCGGACAAAAAAGGCCGCTTTGGCTCAATGGGCACGGTAGCGGTAATGCAGGACGCCAATTCCCGAGTCGGGCACCGCACGTCAGACTTCCGGCACTCCCACGTAAGATTAGGTTCCTTGAGCACCGACATGTACGGAGCAATGGGCACGGGCGGTAAGGGTGCTCTGTTCGGCGTGGACGATAGAATCCTAGAAGAAGCCCTTTCCGACTTTTTGGAAAGGCGCATCCGGATACCGATTCGCGCGTCTAGCGCGGCAGCAAACCGGGAAGTAAGAAAACAAAACCTGCTGCTGCTGAACGCCACGCTTCGCCAGCACCACATGGGCATGTCGAATCTCTTGCAAGCTATCGCCAATGCCGCTATTCCCGAGCAGTTCAAGGAATACTTCATTGCGGTAACTCGCGGACAGAACAATTTCTTCTGGCAAGTGCTGAGAGAGTTTGAATTCGATCAGCCGGAAGCTTATGCTCCTGAGCCGAAGTTTGGAGACGAAGATGGCAAAGCCGGTGGCGGTGGCGGTGTCGGTCCTGTGGCCGAAGCTTCTAGCGGACCTGGAGGCAGCGCAGGACCTGGTGGACCGGCCGGGTTACTCCAAACTCTTAGCGGAATGGCAGGACCAGGTTCGGGACCTGCTGGACCGTCTCGAACGTAGCGCCGAAAACATGGAACGAGTGCAGTTCATCCGTGGCCAACTGGCGCAATTAAGGATGAACTTAGGCTTCCCGGAAGACCTCGCAGCCTGGAAGAAAAACCTCAACGAAAGAAAGTAGTTGCTTTATTCTAAGTACTAGGACTACCGTACACAACAGAGGCATTCTCTGTGAGTTGGTTCAAGAAGGACGAAAAGGACACGGAAGGCAAGACGGAAGTTGGAAAAACTCCTCCCGAAAATAAAGACCAGTCCAAAAGCGAAGCGGATTTACTCATCGAGCGTCTCGGCGTCACCATTGAAGCCAAGCTGAAGCCGCTAGCCGACCAAGTTTCCGCAATCGACAAGTGGCGCACCGACCTCACGGCACTAGCCGAGAAGAAACCTCCTGCCGAAAAGAAGGAAGGCGAAACTGAGAAGCGTGTCACGCTGGAGGAAGCAAGTCTATCTCCTGAAGCGGAAGCGCTTTGGGCTCGCCAGAATCTTGGACCCATCGCCAGTCAGACAGTAACTATCTCCGCGCGGCTAACCGAGCGCGAGTGCCTGGATTCTCTTGGCCCAGAGTTCGACTTTCTGAAGCCTGACATCCGAAAAATCTTCGATGAGCAAACACCGATCACGCGCAAAGCTGGCGCGGACTATCCCGCGTACTGCTCGAACGTAGTGAAGATGGTTATAGGCGACGCGGCGCTGAAGGCCGGTCTCAAAGCGGATGGCAAGTCACGCAGGTTCTTCCTCGAAGATGGCAGCAGCAAGGACCAGGGCAAGACCGAAGGCTTTGAGCCCAGCGAAATCGAAACACTGCGCAAGCTCAAGATCGACCCCAAAGAGTTTTCCGATGCCAATAAGGTGACGCACTGATGGCCGGAATCGACCCGCAAGTTCCAAAGCGTATCATCAAGGAAATAGCGGAGTCTTCACCGCACGAGTCGAGATGGTCCGATGACCTGAAGATCCTGCTCAATCCATCGGTTGAAGCCAAGCCTCTACACTTGCCCATGTCCGGGCAGATTAAACTCCGCAAGAACAAAGACTTCGAGTATTTCTGGGCACTCGACAAGGGTGGCGACAAGCCCTATCACGAGAGAGTTGACCAACTTCGCGCCGTTGGGTTTCAGTACGCCACAACCGATGATGTCGAGATGATGATTCAGGACACCGTAAAGGATAAGAGCGAAATCCGCAACGGCGACCGGCGCCTG